CAGTTCCACCACCTGAACCACCACTCCAATAAGCAACAGAACTTAATCTAAGTTCATCACTTATATCATAGAAATGATTTAGGTTTACAAGTGGTTTATGGAAGAAGTTCTCTCTTTCATTTAAGAAATCAGAACTGTATCTATCGGTAGTCTTAGCACCATACATATACCAATATTGCTTTCCCTTATAGTCGGAACTAACAGGAGCCCAATTTTGGTTAAAGAACCTACCAGCTTCATGCTCGAACTTACTACCTTCAGCAAAAGCTTCTGTGTCATATCCATCGATATCACCAGCCAACTCTTGTGAGTAAGTTGCTATGTTCTGTTTATATAGGTTCTGACCATGACGCTGTGGAGCACCAATTGCGTATAACTCAACTCTTTGGTCATCACTAACTGCATATGATGTACCTAAATAATAAGCCCAAGCATCTGTCCATGTTCCACCAATAAAACCATCACCAGTTTTACGAACAATCGTTCCACTTATTGCTAACTTATCATTAATGAGACCTGAGTTGTAGTTGATAGTAGACTTCATAAATCCACCTTCTCCTACTTCTTGTTTGAACTTACCACCTTTTTCCTGAGCAGCAGGATCGGTAATAATGTTCATTGTTCCGCCGATTGATGGCGTTGCAAGATTAACGGCTGATAGTCCTCTTTGCATTTGGATAGAAGATGTAGCATCACCTACACCATCCCAGTTAGACCAATAGACCCAACCATTTTCCATATCATTTTGAGGAACACCGTTTATCATAACAGCAACGTTTCTTTGGTTGAAGCCACGCACATTAATACGAGCATCACCAGCACCACCACCTTGTTGTGTAGCATATACAGATGGAGTAGTATTAAGAATCATTGGAATATCCTGAGAACCTAATCTCACTTCCATTTCAGCTTTACTTACATTTGTATACGCAACAGGTGTTGTTTCATCAGCACGAGAAGCAAGAACCTCTAATGCTGACATCGCAATAGCATCTATCACTAATGTGAAATCAACTATTACATCACTTGAATCCACCGTAACAGCATTAGTCACAGATGAATACCCTATGAATGAGGCAATTACATTATAATCTCCAACAGGTACATCAATACTATAGAAACCATCATTATCTGATACTGCTCCTAAGTTTGTACCTTCGATTACAACGTTTGCGCCAACCAAAGGTTTACCTTCACCACTAACAACTCCTACTACTG